AAGAGTTGAACCCCACAAACTACCTAAATCTAATGTATCAGCCCTACCACTTCCCAATCCAGTGTTGTCCATGGCTTGTGCGTTACCAATTGTTGGACTGTTATTAACATTTGCTGGTATTGTAAAATTACCTGAACCAAGGACAGACGTATTGTCTGGAGTTGTTGGATACGTTGGTGGTGTATATGCGCTCTTAAAACCAGTCAAATCAATTGGTGCGCCACTTCCAAAAACATCATTAATGCCTTGTTTGATACCTTGATAAGCACTAGTTCCACCTGATGGTGCGGCAAACAATGATGCCAATCCAGCAATTTGAGAAAGTGGGGATGGGCCATAACTTGACGCAGGGCCAGAATACGTTTGAGTTGTTGACGTGGGGATAGTAAGCCCTTTTATCAGTGCGGCGGCGTTGCCTGCGGTCTTTAGTGGAGCATCAATAATAGCTTGATTTTGCGCTTGAGCTTGTGCTCCAAGGCCAGATGCCGCATTTAAACCTGCAATGGTTGATGTCATGTTTTGACTACCAATAGTGCCCAGGTTTTGTTGTTCTTGTAAAGCCGCCGCCAATGCATCTTTGTACCCAGTGGCCAAGTTTTGACTTTGTTGGGCACCAAGGCCAGACTGAATGTTTGCCAGGGTTTGACCTGTAACATTTGTAAGCCTGGACGAACCCATGTTTCCACTGGATGCACCCATGGCCTGTAAAGATGGCAATATGTTTTGATTAATGTTTTGTGCAGTTGATGTTGCCAAAGCATTGTTAACGTCCCCAATGTACGGATTAAGGTAGTTATTGATTTGATCTGCACCCACTGTTTTAGATGCGGCATTGAGGGGAGACATTGCTCCCGTCAATAAACTTTCAGTGTTTGCAACCCCAGATGGCGAACCAAAAACATCTTTTTGCAATGTACTCAAAGGCGCAACCATTTGTTGAGCAGGCGTGTTCATTTGTTGTAAACCAACATCGCCTAGAGCACTTAAATAGCCCAGGTACTGTGCAGGCGCCTGAGTAGTGGTAGATTGAGTTGTATTTACGTTGGGGGGTGCAATGCCTTGAAATGCACCAGAGGTCATATCGCCAAGTACGGACATTATTTTTTCCTACCTTTCAGGTAATCTAAGGGAGATTTTAGTGCATCTGGCGCCAAATCACCTGGTTTTGCTGATCTTGCTCTGGCTCTAATTTCATGCATCATTTGATACAGCTTTTCCGTACCAGCTTTTGTGGACCCATTACCCAGGGCAGAAACCACATCAGCAGGGAACACAAACTCACCATCCGCCAACATGGCAGGAATATCGTCTGAGGTGCCATGGCCAGGTCCAGCAACATGAGCGCCGTCCCTAAAGTCTTTGCGTCCTTTGATTGAGGGCAACCCACCACCAGCGTAATAAGGGTCAGGCGCACCCCCTGTTTTAAGGGGTTGAGCAGTATCTTTGGTAGCCAATTGGTCACTAACTGTTGGAGTTTCAACGCCATACTTATAGTAATTTGACGATGGAGACGCCGTTTGTGAGGTTGATGAGTTACCTGACAGTAAGGAGGTTATATATGGATCGGTCATATCTTGGCCTGTTTTCTCTTGAATATGTGCTAGGGACGCCATTTTTTCCAATGGGCTCATAAACTTTTCTTTTGTCATGTACGTTTTTAACAACGACTCAACAATTGGGTTTGGTTTGTGCCCTGGACCACCCGTAGGCGTATAGGATGGTAACTCACCGCCGCCAGTTGTGGTAGTGGTTGGAGGTTTTACCGTTACTTTAGGGTCAACTACTGTTGTGGTTGTAGTTGTTGGTGGAGTTACCACAGGGTCAACAACCACAGGCGGGTTAACTACGGGAGGTTTTACGGGCGGTATTGGCGGAGGTCCAGGAGGAGGTCCAGGTGGAACAACTGGAGGCCCAGGAGGCACCACTGGCGGTGTTACAGGTGGTCCAGGAGGATTAACAGGTGGATTTGTAATAACAGGTGGATTAACCACTGGATTTACTACAGGATTCACAACTGGGTTAACCACAGGATTGACCACAGGATTGACCACGGGATTGACTACAGGATTAACGACAGGGTTAACAACGGGATTTACCACTGGGTTAACTACTGGAGCTACCACTGGAGCAACAGCAGGAGCCACCGCAGGTGCAATAGCTGGTGCTACAACAGGTTTAACCACAATGTCAGGGTTTACTGATTCACTTGAAGTAATCTTCCCAGTTGCTAAATTGGTGACCGTGGTAACAACCTTGCCTGTTTCAGTATTTGATTGTGTTTTGATCTCTACTTTTGAATTTGGATCAGTAATTGTTTTGGTAATTGAATTAGTTGCAGGATTTGTAACTTCATACGATTGAATACCAGTATTTTGGTTGTACGTGTTGACCCTAGAAACATTAGTTGATGGATTTAAAAATGTTTGCGTTGTTAAACCATTGTTTGGGTCAGTTACCACTTTGGTTTGTTGTTGGGTTACAGGGTCAACTTTTACTTCAGTTTTAACATTGGTTTGAGGGTTGACGTCAACAGTAACTTGTCCTTGTGTATACAACTCAGGGTTTGATACCAAGCTTGGGGCTAATGCAGTTGCACCTGAAGTAGGCGCCTGGTTGTAAGTTCCATTTGAAGAGCCAATTGCTGATACAGCAGACGCCAAACTGCTTGGTGCATTACCTATGGGGGTAACATTACCACCAGAGGTATTGATGGGCTCATTGGCGGCAACAGGGCCTGTAATCGTGGCATTGGTACCTACATTGGTTATTGATGGTGCTGTGGTGGGTGTATTGGTTTGGTCAGTTGTATCAACATAATTTGACCCGCCTTTGCCAACAGAATTAATTGCAGTTGCCCCACTGTGCCCGCCACCAACAGCAAACAATGTTTGAACTGCGGTATCTTTCCAAGCTCCAATTAAATCATCAATTGTTGCATTTGGATTTAATCCAATTCTTTCAATTTTATCAATTCCCATTTGCATGGTAGTAGTTGCAAGTTCTGCAACTTGTTCATTTACATTGGCACCAATAAATTTACCAACAGCATTAATCATTTGTGATGGTGATGCGCCTATGGGTAATCCTTTAAGAATTACATTTAAACCAGGCAAACCCAACATTTCACCAAGCGCCTCTGAACCCATCATCATGGCTGTTCTAGTACTGTTTTGAATAGGGGTAAGGCCAGCTTTTACACCTTCCTGGAATGCATTATTACCAACAATAGCAGTGTTGCCCATAATTGCCGCCGCAGGTCCACCCAGGGTTCCTAAAGCAACGGTGGTCAATGCATTTGATAATCCTAAAGCAACATTTTGTTCACTGTTATTTAATTTGGATATTGAAGTTTGCTGGTTTTGTTGAATTGCACTTTGCAAATCATTCAAATGGGTTGTATCAGCACCTAAAGCACTTCCAACTAGTTGAGCGCCAGCAAGTCCTACCCCAGCTAAATTGTTAGCAGTAGTATTAAAAACATTGCTTACAGTTCCTTTTACATTTGTGTAATCAGACGGACCAATACTGGCGTCTGCTGGTGGCAAAGTAACAAATATTTTTCCAGTTGATGGATCGGTAATTGCATCTATACCACCCAGATCCTTGATCATTTGATCTCTGGCGCTTAAAGCAGGTGGTGTTACTGGGCTTAAATTCATTGCAGGAACTTGTGGCCCATATTTATCATCCCATTGTGATATAGGCGTTAAATTCATTCCAGGCACAGTAACCTTTGAATTGTTGTCCCATTCAGATACAGGTTTTGCTACAGGTGTTGCAGGGATAGGAGCATTGAGTTGTGTTAAAGGTTTCTGTGGACCTTCACCTGTTATTGAACCTGCTGGAATTGTTGCGTAAGATTGATTAATTAAATTTGTTAAAGCATCTGCTGTAGATGGAGTGGTTGCCCCAGTCCCTGTTGTTGGCGCCTTTGGTATTGAATACTCTTTTCCACCCATCACAAAACCCGTTGCATTTGGGTCTGCCGCCAAAGCGGCTTGCATGGCCTTAGTTGGGTCCGTATATCCAATTGCTTGGAATAAATTACCAGTCCTGGTTGCGTCTGCAACATCAACTTCAGTTGGGCTTGCAGGATTTATTGTGTATGTTTTACCGTCAAATTTAAATTGATGGTACCCAGCATCATCTGCCAATTTTTGTGCTGATGTAACATCAGGAGCTTTAGAGGCATCAAAAATTAATTGATTGGCAACTTGAGTATTTGAGGCTCCTGGAGTTGTTTTTGTATCAATCAAAGCGTCATTGTTGTTTATTTCATTAAACGTATTGACTTGATCTTTGGCAACTGCTGTAACCGCGTTAATAGCTATTTGTGTTGGCTTTTGTCCAGACAATGCCCCAGCAATTACGTTATTAACAATTTGTTGTTGTGAAGAACTTAAATTTGAATAACCTTCAATTTCACCTGCAATAATAGGCACAGCAGAACCAATACCACCGTAAGCAAAAGCTTTTACTGGATCAGCTTTTCCACCGCTTGAAATTTCTGAACTAACCAGGTTTTGAGCACCTCCACTAAGAATAGTACTTCCAGTGGCTCCACCAACAATATCACCTGCCGCAGATCCAAGAGCCGAGGCTACATTACCAAGTACAAATGATTTACCAATATCCCCAATGTTGCCGCCGTTGATTGCCGTTGAGGCCGCATTGATATAAGGTATTAATTCAGGGTTACCAGTGACTGTTGCAAAAATAGCAGGTATTGGGCCTAAATCGCTTAAAACACCTTTTGCCCATGATCCTGATTTTCCTCCACCATAAATAACTTGTTTAGATGGATCTGCAACTGGGGTGACCAAGCCAGTTTTTGGATCAACATAAACAAATGTATTCATGGTTCCGCCAGTGGAACTTGACGGTATTTGATATATGTTATTACCAAGATTTTTTACATAATCTGTTATCAAATTACCATTTGCGTCTCTCAATCCAAATTGGTTTACAAGGTTGCCTTCACCATCATCAACCAGAGCATTTTTTATTGTTGCTTTACCTGTTTGAATGGTGTCATAAGTATTTTTAAATTCATCGCTTGAATCATGCCATATTTGATCTGCATTCAAAACAGATGGTGTAATTGGTGCCGCTGGTGCTGGAGCCTGGGCAATTGTTGTTGCAGGCTGTGCAGGAGTAATTGGTAAAGCTGGAGAAATTGGTGTAACTGGAGCAACTGGAGCAGGTGGAGCGTTTTGCCCAAATAAAGAATTTGCTTGCTGTAAAGCACCTATTGCCGTTGTTTGATTTAAGGCACCACTTTGTAAACCACTTAAAACGTCAGCGGCTGATGAATATACGGGTGCAGATACAGGAGTTGATAGAGGAGCCGCAACAGTTGCTGTAGGTGTTGCTGGAGCGGTATTGATTAATTGGCTGTATGCTGAATTGATGTCCCCAACACTGTTGCCATAGTAGCCAGCCAATGCACTTGCAAGCCCAGGATTAGCATCCAAACCACCAATAGATTGAACAGCCTGTGCAACCTGTGCAGGCGATGCCTTAGGATTGGCGGCAAAGTATTCGCTAACAAGGGACGCTGGATCACTCATTGTGGACTCGGCTGGTAGTTATTAACAAGAGCTGTTGCCCAATCACTCCAGTCCTCATACGCATATGGATCAGGAGTACCCGAATTATCAAATAAAGCGATTGCTTTTAATCCTGATGCCCAGCCTTGCCAATTTGTTTGTGGATCAGGTATTTCCAATTGATTAGCGGCAAAAGCCTCGCACATGAGACTAGCCCATGAATCAAAGGTATGATGTCGTGGATCATAAATTAATGAAGTAAGATTCGTTTGATTATTAGAGGCAATATTGTAACTCACGAATATCCCCTTACATCACCGAAGTCTGCGTCCAATAACAACTTACCTAAGAAATAATTTCCACCTTGCACGTTGGAAACAAATTTAATTCTCATTTGACGTCGTTGTTCTTTAAGATCAATTTTTGTAGTGTTTGGATCAAACAAATATGGGCCAGATAACTTATCTTCACCTTGAGCATATGATGGTCCTGTAATGTACATTTGCATTTGGCCTGACATAACAAAATCAGGCTCAACACGCTCAACTCTTAACCACTTATTAGTTGATACAGGTGTTTCTTGTGCTGGACCACCACTGACAAAACCCAAATTATTGGTTTCAAAGTAACTTGGTATTGCAAGTACTTGACCGCCTTTGATTGCATCAACACCAATTTCATGTTGATACAAAGAAACAAATGTCATTGTTGAATTAACAACCAGTCTAAACCCAGAACCAACAGGCAATACTGCACTTAATGTATCGCCAACAGTGTAGTTTATTCCACGGTTATTAATGACTACGGCAGTGACCACTCCACCAGCAACAGTAATAGTTGCTGTAGCACCAGTGCCAGTACCGCCAGTAAGAGAATAATACGAATATGTTCCATTTGTATAAGAACTTCCTGGTGCTCCTATGGTCACCAAATTAACTCCACCACTTGCATTGACTTGCCAATCGGCATTGATTGGATAGTGAAAAACCTGGGAAAAATAACCTGCACTGCGCCTAGCACCCGCGGCAAAACCAGCGTCATACCAGGTATTTTCACGAACATTATAAATAATTGCGTTATTGCATTCTGTGCTTGAACCGTTTGGATAGAACCACCAAATTTCACCAAACCGAGTTACTTTTGTTGCGTATACTTTTTGACGTTGTGCATAATTCAAATTGTCAAAAAAGTAATTTTGATTTAATCCATTTGGAATTTCTTTGACAACACCGTTATATAGCAAAAATCTGTCTACACCGCACCAGTAAAAAATACCATCATATTCAATAACAGATTGTGATGAAAGTATTGATGACTGACTTGTAATCGTGTCATACCGCCAGTAGAACGTACTAGAAGTATTTCCAACCGTAGTTGTTGTTGGAGTGAAAGACACACGTATAACGCTGTCTAAGCTCCAAAATAATCCTGCTGGTGAATTAGTACCACCACGGATTGGATAACCCTGGACAATCTTTCCTGTAGCTACATTTGTAGCATTGGCTGTAGCTGATACCCAATCATTGACATTACCAGCACCAGAATTTTGAATCAATCCATTATTTCCATAAACAAAAACGTATGGAAAAAGAACGATCACACCACCAGAAACTGAGATGTTGTTGTCAAATGTTGCTGTAATTGGAGTGTTTACAACAAAAGCCAGTCCAGTTGTTGTGCCTGCTGTGGTAGTTATTGCCGTACCGCTATAACTACCAGATAGCGTAAATGTAGTAGTTCCGTTGGTAGCTATGATGTAGTAGGTACCTGCTGTTATACCTGTTTCTGTACCAGAATTTGTACCAGTCACAAAAACAGACTGGCCAACAGTTAACGTAGTTGCTGTACATGAGCATTGTCCCGCTGTACCAGTTACTGCAACAGTGGATAAAGTTGTTCCTGTAGTGGCTGTAGCGGCGGCTGATAAGGTCAACGTATTGGCCACAACCCCAGTAACCGTGGTTCCAGATGGAATACCAGTTCCAGTAATTGTTTGGCCAGCGCCAACAATAAATTGATTGGTGAAAGGGTAATTTAATGTTGCGGTGACTGAGCCGTTTGTGGTATTCACAGCTTGGGTAAAAACACCAACTTTTGATGCTGTTGTACCCGTTAATGCACCAGCCAAAACAGGCGTATTTGTTGTGCTATCAATTGCCGCTAAATTTTGACCTGGATGGGCCAAAAGCAAATTGTTTCCTGAACCCGAAGAGTCAAAGAAATTATCAAACTGCCACACATTAAGAGATGATGCAGTGAAATTGGATAAGGTGAAATCACTTATACCACCACCAGTTCCACTGCTGTTTATGGGAATTACTTGTAGACCGTCAGAATATCCACTATATACGTTGGTAAAACCATTTTGGGGGCTTACATAAATACCCCTGGATGGTCCAGCCAGGCTAGGTGTTATTTCAGTGTAACCATATATCTTACGGGGCCTGCCACGTTGAAACCTTACCCATAGACCATCGGTATAAAAAGGATTGTCAAAGACTGTTCCGTCCCTTTGTATTCCAGCCTTGGTATCTAATTGAAATACTTGTTTGGTCATTAGAATGTTCCACCAGAAATACCTGTAGTAAATGTGCCTGAACCAGTTACCGTCTGACCAGTTGCGCTTACGTCAACAACCAAAGAACCAAGAACAGTGATACCAAATCTGCCTGTACCAGGACGATAGATACCCGTTGATGTCTCAGCGCTGAAGTTCAATGTTGGATTTGATTGTGAACCACTGGCAATACTCAATGCTGTTGCCCCAGCCTGCGTTGTGTTGGCATTAAAAAAGTTTTGGCCATCACAAATTAATGTAGCTTGCCCTCCAGAGGGAATGGTAGCGGTTGCTTTTCCAGCAATATTTGTTGTTGCTGTTAATGTAAAACTGCCCGATGTTTGATTGCTGATTACATACAAGTTAGCAACAGGGGGGAAAATAATTGTTTGATTGGATAGAAGTGTTCCTGAGTATTCTTGAATGGTATTAGACGCTTGACTTGCAGTTAATGTGTATGACCCACCAGTTAACGTCAATGTCAAAACAGAATAAACAAACGTAGAGCTTGTACCATAACCAACAGTTACATATCCAGTTCCTGTACACACAATAAATGCAGAATTACCAGGCTGGAATGTTTTTGAAGTACCACTGTCAATTAGGTCCGATCCACTACACGCTATGTCAACGGTACCTGTCCCATTGTTTTTAAACAAAAAGAACCAATTTGAACCCAAAGTATTTGCTAGTGGCAAAGTAACAGTTGTCGTTCCACCAGTCCATACATAAATTGATGCCTGGTCAGCCGCTAAAAACGTGTATCCAGTAATCAATGAATTAACTGTATATGCTTGGTTTAAAGTGGCTGAAAGTGCCTCTAAACCATACCCAGCAAGCGTTGAGGCCGTCCCGCTAGATGTACCTGTACCAAAGGCTAAAACGCCCCAGGTACCGCCTTGGGTAGCATTGCTGGTCAAATAAATATACTGAGCAGAACTAGCTGGAACAGAAACAATTGTGTTTCCAGAATAACCTTTGACTGTAAAAGCAACTGACCCTGTATTGCGAATCATTGCATCTTGGCCAACTGACACTTGAGTGGCGTCAGGCATATACAAGGACAATCCAGCCGTTGTAAAGCTTACGTCCATAATCCTGGCCGTAGGGTTACCCGTTGTGCCATTGATTGGCCAAAACAGCGTTAAATTTGCCGTCTGATTGAGATAAGCCTCATAGCTTACGTCAGTAGGTTGAATTGTGTTGCCCGTAAAGGGTGAGGTATAAGTTGTCATGCATCCACCACTACGGCTTGACGATCACCAACCCGCAACCTGTCCTCTGTTGTCAGAGTTTGCATGATTAGATCGTATTGTTGTTGGAAAATAGGTCCACGCTCGTCATTCTTCAAAAACGGCATTGCCTGGAGTAGCGAGCCAAACAATAAAGCCTGGGGGGCGTATTGTGTAAACCAATTGGTTTGATTGTAAGAATCAAGTGGCTGAACGCGCTGGTAATACAAGACTTCAAAGGAATAGTTTTGATCTGGCGTCGGCGCCACCAACCAGTTGTCGTAGTCATAATCAGCGTAATAAAGCGGTTGTGCAGTATTTGATTGAATAGGCCAATACTCTTTTAAATACTCATACTTTCTAAGCAATACTGGATTGTCTGTGTTTGTCGATGCAACCGTGAGGTTCATAGAAACTGTTTTATGCCAACGGGCTGGCTTGGGAATAATATTGCTACCCGCCACCATTGTTGATTCTTGGACCGTTAAATTGCCCAAAAACTTGATTTGGCTGGCAATCACCTGCTCCGCCAACATAATAAAAAGGGGAATATTTTCTATTGTGGTGGCGTCGGTACGCTCCAGGTAAACCTGGACATTGTTGACTAAGGAGTCATATGTCATTACCGATGTTGACGTTGCCATAATAATTCCCTATGCGTAAGCTCTTGTGCCCATTTTATCAATGATAAGAGCCTGCCGTCTAGGCTTTTCGCCTTCATGGTTTGTTATAGAAAGATGGGTCCACCTGTCAAATTCTCTTATGCACTGGTCATAAGGCAAATCACTTGAAATAATAGCTTGGACCACCTCATTTGGTGTCATGCCTGGCACACGCAAGTCAGCCGCACAGCCAACCCTATGTTGAGACGTGGGAGCTGACCCCACTGCCTGATTTACTTGGGCTGACCGAAACGCGCTGTTAACCATGACAGGCTTGCCGCCCAATAGCTCTTTAACTTGTTCCAAAAAGTTTGCAAGGCGGACAAGATTTGCTCTTTCAAGTTCATTAGGTTCATTGTCAAACTCCCTATGTTCAGTGATTGTTAACTCTTCAAGAGTGAAATGTGGGCTAAGTTGTGTCATTTTGTGGGTGTGCTTTTGTGTAATAAATCATCTTTTGCCTGTGAGCCAGCAGAAGAACCGAAATAGAACGCAATGATCCCCGTCCAAGCCGTGCCTAAACTCCCAAGCATCAGCATCAAAGCTTCACTTGTTCTGAATGTTTCCATCATCATACCCACCAGAATCCCAAAGAAACCTACCGTAACTAGAATGGCCAAAGCTGGGGGAATAAAACTGCGGGTTGTTGCTTGGAGTTCCCTGGCTGATTTTCTATCGTCTACAGCCAGTTTAGCAAAGTCAAGACCAAGCTCTTGTGCGCGAGCTTTAAGGCCAAGTTCTGCTTGTTGAATAGATGCTATTTGATCGGCAGACAGTTTGCCCGATTGTATGGTTTCTTCTACTTTACTAGGGTCTATGCCTAGAGCAGATGAGACGGCATTGACAGCCAGGCCAGCTAGTGGACCACCTAAAGCCGTGGCTATTGTAGGAGCAATTGATTTCAGCCAATCCATTTACTGTCCTTTCGATTTTTGATAATCCAGGTGGATGCCGTACATCAGTACGCTAAAGACCATGACCCACGCAAAAACTGCAATGCAAATTGCCGCCCGAAATTCCCACTTGGCAATAAACTGCCGTCTTTTATAAGCGGCCTCTTCACGGGCTTTTTTTGTTCACGCTCGACTTTTTCGCGCTCTTTTTTAACCACTTCCCTCATTTGTACAAATTCAGTCCAAAGACCAGGCATACCAATTTGGTAAATGATCATTTCACGCAATTCAGTTTCCATGCGACTAATTTGTTGTTGACGCAAAATTCTATTCATTGCCTCTTCATTGACACTGACATTCTTAGGCAAAGGATTATTTTTAGCCTCTTTTTCAGCCTCTTTAAACGATTCTTGATGCGTAAAGAACGAACCTAAATTTTTACCAATGTCACCAACAATGTCACCGACATCTTTGCCGTCTTTTTTAAAATCCCGGTAAAGATCAATGCACTCACGAATCCTGCGTGAGCCGCTTTACACGCCGCAAAAATAGTGATTGGGTCCATTAGATTCCAAAGAATTTATGAAAGAATTGCGCCGCAACGCCTGGGCCAAACATAACCATTGCCATCACAGCATAGATCAAATACTCGATCTTGGTCATGCGCCTTTCTCCGTTTTTCAGTGATTCCTCAATGTTGCGGTAACGCTCATCACAAACTGCAACGTGAACAGCTAAGTCTTTTTCAGTGTCAGACATCTCAACTCCACTTGATAATTACGATACCTGAACCACCGTTGCCACCTGCGGCTGACCCACTGCTGGATATACCACCGCCACCACCGCCTCCTCCAGTACCAGAAGTTCCACTTGTTCCAATTGTGTTATTTCCACCAGCACCGCCACCGCCTGTGCCTCCTGATGTAGCGGCTGTGTAGCTACCACCGCCACCACCACCTGCATAATAAACAGTTGAACCTGACAAAGATGATGATAATCCAGCGCCACCATTACCGCTTGTACTGCCTGAATATGCTCCACCAACTGCACCAGCACCGCCACCGCCACCAGAGCCACCGGGATAAGGAGAACCACCTGCACCAGCATTACCTTGGCCTGATACTCCTGTACCTCCAGATGTTCCACCAGAATAGTCAGCACCGCCACCACCAGAGCCACCGTTTTTACCTGCTCCAGTACTACTAGCGCCAATATATGTGCCTCCACCGCCACCACCAACTGCTCCAGTGGTGCTATTGACAAGAGAACCAATCAATGAATTTGTACCGTTAACACCTTCACCTGCGGAATTAAAAGAACCACCAGCACCACCAGCACCACCTGATCCGACTGTAACGGCGTAAGTAGTACCCGCAGTAACAGATAATCCAGAACCAGTTAATAGGCCACCTGCCCCGCCTCCACCACCACCAACATTGGCTTGCCCTCCACCGCCTCCACCGCCTCCACCACCAACCACTAGGTATGAAATAGTAGATGAACCTGTAGGTGCAGTCCAAACTGCTGAAGAGTAAAACACAACTGTGTTAGATGCCCCTGGCAAAGTAGGAGCTTGTGATACCAACGTACCACTTGATATAAATTGATGGACAACATATCCATTGGCAGAAGTAACTGTTCCACCAGTAAACCATTGAAATGCGCTTTGATAACGGATGATGACTATTCCTGAGCCTCCTGATGCGCCAGAGGAGGAACCACCACTATACCCACTAGCGCCACCACCTCCACCGCCTGTATTTGCAGTTCCCGAAGTAGGGCTTGTTGACCCAACTCCTCCATTTCCACCACCCCCTGCACCGCCAACAGCATATGCAGTGCCAGATGCGTTAGCTCCGCCACCGCCACCACCAGCATAAGTTACAACAGCACCTGAGATTGAAGATGCAATGCCCGCACCGCCATTCGCTGGATAAGTATTTGCAGATGGGCCACCTGCTAAACCTACAGTCCCCGCTCCACCACCGCCACTTCCGTTGCCAGCACAACTCCCACCTGCGTTACCTTGACCAGAAGTGCCACTACCGCTCGATTTTGCGCCCCCACCACCAGGTTCTCCTGAACCACCACCAGAACCACCAGATAAACCAGCTAATCCATTCCCACCGCCTCCTCCACCACCTAAAGCAACAAAGCTACCTGTAGTAGCGCCTGATGAAGTTGCTAGTAAAACAGAATTACCTCCATTGGTTCCTGCTGTTGAAGATGCTCCACCTGTACCTGATGCACCAACGGTTACATAGCAAGTTGTGCCTTGAGTAATAGATGTTTGCCCAGAAATCAAGCCTCCAGCTCCGCCACCGCCACCGTAATATTGACCGCCTCCACCACCTCCACCAGCAACGACAAGATACTCAACTGTAGTCGGAAAGCCTACCCACTGCCCATTTTGCACTGCTTGAGCAACTTGACTTAGAGTCCACATTCCGCTTAGTTGAGCCATGATGTTCTATACCGTTGGAGTTGCAGGAGTTTCTACTGGAGTTTCAACCACAGGGGCAACAATCTCGACCCATGAAGTTGTTTCTTCGTTCCATGTAAAGCGTTTGCCTTCTTCTACAGGCATAGGTGTTGGGGCTTCCCACATATATGTAGTTGCGTTCTTTGTCCATGAGGCAAAAGGTTGCGGAGGAGTGAATCCTATACCGTCCCATGTATAACCAATACCTGCGTAGTTCTTGTGCAATGGTGTACCGCCAAGTTTGTGTTCATTGCCTTGTGTATTGTAAGAAGTCTGAACCCACTCGGATGGGTCACCCCAGTGACCAAGGGCTAAAGTCTCTGCATCAATAACGATGACGTTATCTACGATGCCGTTTGTGATGTGTGCGTAATGTGCCATGATTTCTCCATTAAAAAGTTACTGTACCAGAACCTGTCCAAACATAAATTTGGTAGCCATTATTGTATAAAACTTGTGGGACATTGGAACCCCCAAATGATGCGGGAGGAGCGCAGTTTGCCGGGTAGCGAATAATGACTACTCCCGATCCACCTGATCCACCACTATTAGTTGTTGCATTATCTCCTCCACCCCCTCCACCTCCACCACCTGTGTTAGCAAGACCAGAAACTCCTGTGCTTGTTGCTACGCTACTTGCGCTTGTCCCAGAGTTTCCACCGCCTGCAACACCCAATCCTTGATTACCAAAACCTAATTGACTAGAGTTTGAACTCCATGATCCTCCACCGCCACCGCCAGCATATTGAATAGGCGTTCCTGTGATAGAAGATACTATGCCTGTTCCTCCAGATGCACCACCAACAGTACCTAATCCTCCTGCTGATCCTGCGCCCCCACCGCCTCCTCCATGATATGAGCTTGCTGTTCCGCCTGTATTTCCTTGTCCAGATGTTCCAGTACCCGCTGGTAAAGTATATCCACCGCCACCACCGCCACCCGAGCCACCATTGCCACCATTTACATTACCACCTGATCCACCACCACCACCAGTTGCAGTAATTGAACCAAATACAGAATTTACACCATTGTTAATGGTAGTGCTATATCCTGATGCGCTATATCCTGCGCCACCTGCTCCAATAGTTACTGTAATGGGTGATCCTGGAGTTACAACATATCCTGTTCCAGTCAGTAAACCGCCACCACCGCCACCACCAGAAGCCCCAGATGCACCCCCTGCACCACCACCAGCAACGACTAAGTATTCAACCGTGCTTGTAACTCCGCTAGTCAAGGGATTAAATGTAGCGCTGAGATAACCGCCTAATAAAGATTGACTCATTCTTGTTCCTTAAAAGGTCACCGTACCGCTTGCTGTC